TGTTGAGAGACAAAATTTAAACACTCTCAGCTCCGCAATCTATCCACATTACTTTGAGTTCGGGATGGAGATGGAGATAGCAGACGTTGCCTACACGATGGAGGATATTGACTGGTGTCAAACTAAACCAGTCCTTATGGGTGAAACATGGATGATGGTGCGCGATCCGGTGCGCACCCTGTCACATGTTTTGGTGTCCAAGAAATGGCAGCCTCACCGACAACGCGATTACATGGCAGCAATAGCACTGTGCGAGATGTCCCTGAATAGGGGCGTCCCGGTGCTGCAGGCCATGTCCGAGGCGTTGTGGAGGAATTCTAGTCAAAACCCGACCGTGTTAGACTCCGAACGTAAGGAGGCATTATTTTCGCGGGTTTTGAGTTTCAACAGCTGGGAGGGGTTGGTGCATAAGGGCATCAACCCGAGTCCTATCTCCGCTTCAACACGTCTTTCTTTCCAAGCCGCTTTCGGGATTGACGTATCGGAACAGATGGCTTGGGAGCTCTATCTGACACAGTGGAACTGCACCTTTGGCGAGCCCCAAAAGGTCGACGACTACTGGAATGTCCGGGACTGGAACGCCCAGCCCGAAGCTCCCGTTGGGTATTTCTAGATTTAGAATCGAAGTATCCATCATGACACAAAGACAAGCGAACCCTCTCAAACCGCTGCTTAATTCCTTGGGCAGTGCTTTGGTATCCACCGGAGGTGGAAACAAATCTACAAGGAAGCGCTCACAACAAGCTGGCAAGAAGTCGAAACCAGCAGGAATGGCCATGAGCAGACAATTGGTGCAAGCTCCAGCAGCCATGACATCAGTCATGGCGTCTGTGACCCGAGTGAAGGAACAGCCTTTCCGGGTGATCAGGGAGGAATTCATCCAGGACGTCCAGGGGAGTGCAGCGTTAGCTGTTTATTCCCTTCCGATCAATCCTGGTTTGACCCAGACCTTCCCCTGGTTGAGCATGATCGCCAATGCCTATGATCTCTATCGGTTTAATAAATTGCGGATCTCTTACAGGACCCGTGACACATCATCCGATAAAGGGACAGTGGCATTAGCTTTCGAACCAAACCCCGACGATCCAACTCCCACCAACGCACAACAGATAGAAAACTTTGACACACGCGTTGTAATGACCCCCTGGGTTGATGGCAGTATGGATGTCCCGGTTTGCGACCTCAATCGTCTCAAGAAGTTCCTTATTAGGAACAGTCTTGTAGCGGCCGAACTTGCAACTTACGACCTAGGCGCACTTTACTTCGGCGTCGCGGGAACAAACACAGGGAAAATAGGTGAACTGTGGTTTGAATATGATGTTTCCTTTTACTCACCACAACCTTACGACAGCACATTGACGATACCGCAACCCGATTCAAACAGCGCGTTTCGTCAGTCTGCTGCCGTGGTGGTGACGACAGGGAATCAAACAGTTATTCCATGGGACACTGTCCAAGCAAACCCCCTGGGGTTAACCCCGACAGCTGGAGTCTTCACAGGACTCCGCGGAGCATTAATCGTTTACGCACAGGTGAATGGTACTCCCTCCGCATCCGGACTCGTTAATGGAGGACTCACGATCCAAACCAGTGTAGACAATGGTGTCACCTGGAACAACTCCATTTTCGCGGTCTGGCCGGCCGGT